CAGTCATTTTCCTCTTTCAAAAAGAAGGCGGGGGTGCGTCTAGTTCCCTGCTCTTGTATGCAGCGATAAGACACACCCCCTGGTCATCAGGCGCACATTGCAAGCATCAACTCGTACTCAGACTCCTTGGTATATGATGTGTGCTATAAGAGTCTCGTAGCTTCTGAACATCTTGGTGATGCGCACCTGATGAATCTTGTTAACCGTCGGATGATTCTTCCTCGTCCTCATCTTCCTCGAACTCATCATCCTCATCACTCTCCTCATCTTCATCTTCGAGGAGTTCTGCTTCTTCCTCTGCGGTGATTTCCTCACCGTCTTCTACGAGCTTGTCGTCGCTCTCTTCGAGATAGTATTCCACTGTGTTCTCCTATGCTGGACTAGCTGAGTGTAGTCACGACTATTAGAAAGGAATAGAGGGGTTCCGTTATTTTACGTGCTTACCGCAACCCCAAAGCATTCACACAACCCTACTCATGGCAAAATAGGGAGCGACGACTACTACTGACGAGCGGGCCTGTACTTGTGATTCACGCGATTCACAATACGACCCTGCCATTCACCGTTCTCAACGAAGATCTCGACCTGACGACCAATAGCATTCGCCAGATCGAAACGCGCGCCTGCCTTCACGTCAACACCGAAAGCCTTCAAGAATCCAACAGCGAATCCAATCGCTTTGGAGTTGAAGTTCCAATCGAGAGGAACACCAGCGAACTCCACACCATCGTTGTCAGCATTCTTAATGATGCTGCCCTCGACAGGATAGTTGGTGGAACCACCATCTTTCGACGGTGCCTCACCGATGTTGTCGATGTTGACGAGATACCACGCGGGTTCCACAACTTTGCCACGATTCATATCACGATCACTGAAAGTTACGATAGGCATACACTCTCCTCTGTCGTTGTTGTCTGTCTGTTAGAACTTGGTTGTTGGTGTGTACTCTTTCGTTTTGGCGATGGATGGTTTAATCCACGTATCATACACAGGCTTATCACCGAATACGATTTCATTCGGCAGTTCCAATGCTGTACGTGCGAAGTCATCACCAGTGTGCGTTGTCAGTAATGAATAGTCACCTCCCGCTCCTTCTACGAATCCCTTCTTGATATTGAAGTGGTACACTTCACCACAATACGCAGGGATTTTAGCAGCTACCTTCTTCCCGGCAGTAACAACCTGACGAGATACGTGGGTAGTATTGTTAGTTGTATTCCGATACTCAGCCTGAATGACGTGAGCAATCAGAATGACATTTACCTTGTGGTAAACATGGATGTCCTTAGAGAGTGCAATCAACTCCTGAATCGCTGCCGACTCAGCGTTGTAGTCCTCAATCTCATTGACTGCGATGCCTGCGATCAATTTACCAGCAGCCGCCCCTGATGCGCGTGTCATACCATATTTCATCTTGGTAGTCTGACGCAGCGTCATGTCAGCCATCGAAGTAATCGAGTCAAACACCAGAGTCTTATACGGACAATCAGTCTGGAGTTTCTCCAACTTCTGCTTCGGTTTTGTCCAATCATCGTAATCATCGAACTGAATGGTCTTAGGATCAATTCCCCACTTCTTCATGGGGAGTGAAATTCCATTCATCTTGCGGTCCCATGAGAACCAGTATTGAGGCCCAGGGAATGATAGAGCCTGAGTCGATTTCCTTGTTCCTGGTTCACCCTTAAACAGGCAGTAGAGAGCATCAAACCCTACAGATTCCATAGTTGGCATACCACTCTCCTCAGTAGGTGGTTCTTACTAGTTGACAGTTTCATCGTCGAACGGAAGCATCAGTTGTTCTGGTCCCACCTCCTCCTGTGTAATGATGTATCCGATAATCTGACCATCATCGACTACAGTTTCGATGCACACGCGCGTCAATGCACCCGCATCACTATCGATCACGATATTCTTCGGTAGCGCATTGATGGGCAAACCGTGCAGTAGTTCGAGTAGTTCTGATACTGTCACTTCCCACCTCGCATTCCATTGTCCGGAGTCTTTCGACCCACTTTCTTCCGTCGAATAATTCTCAGTTCCTTGATGATTGCGTGTGTATCGACCTGTCTCATTTCCAACAAGCCGATATACACATCCAATTGTTCCAGAGTCCATCCAGCGGCGATGGTTAAGAATTCTTCCTTATAGTCTCCCATTATTTCTTCCTCTTCTCAATGCATTCAGGACATTCAATCCATGCGCGCACGATGATACCTTTGTCTGGAGTGTTAGTAGGAACTGGGTAGAATCCAGTTGATACCTGCTTACCACACTCCATACAATGGAGGAATTCAAGTTTTGAATCAGTCTGCACTACTCCTCTTTCGCTTTAGTTGGGTCCCAGATGGGAGCCTTAATAAAGTTCATTCTTAATTCCTCTTCCCTCATTCCTCTGTCAGCTTCACACACGCCCTTGTATGGACATGGACCGAACATGGTATCGCAGTGCGTGTAGTCTGGAGGCCAGTATCCACTCTCTGCGAACTCAAGGAATCTGTAGGCATAGTAGGGTAGAGTCTCACTCTGCCACTCATCGAGTCTGTCTGCCGAGAATGAAATGACCTCGCGTGTCAGTCTCTCTTCAATCTTCAGTGTAGACTGTAAACCTATTTTGTTTACAATCACATTGCGAGACCTGAGTAGGTGACACTGACCCATGAATTGATTACTCAGAGAAGACTTGTCACGCCTCTGTTTGAAGGTCTTATGGTCCATCGATACGATACCGATTTGATTCGTATCGATTACCAAATCGAACTTCGCCTTCCACATCACACGAATCTCATCATCCTCATAGAGAATCCTACCGTCTACGTTCTCTACTGAGAGTGGAATGAATGCGTCATTCTTGTAGTGCTCGAAGTATTGCTCACAGGTTTTCATGGCGAATGTCCATCCAGTCACATAACCTGATGACTGCTCTGGAGTATTCGTCATACCCGGATACTCGTCTACTTCATGGTTACAGGTCGGTTTCCTTACAGTATCCGACTCGATGAAACCCGCACAGTGTGGGCAGCCATTGATGAATAGTTGACCTGCGGCGAGGGCTTGACCGATGGATGTGTTGGTAGGAAAGCCACCAATCTTATGCTTGTAGTAAACCTCCAATACTTTGTGTATTAGAGAGCCTACTTCAAGCGAGTTCGATTTTCCTCTGACACTCACAAGTCGATGGTTGAATCGAATGTCATAGTATCGACCACAACTCATGAGAGATGACAGTGAGGTAGCGTCGAGGATGACATTCTTCTTTGGTGTTGGAATGATATCAGCCATTACTCCTCAATCATCTTCTTGAACTTCGCCAACTTAACGCGAAGGAAATTATTCTCCTCGACTGTCGATACAATGAACTGACGCATATCTGTCAGCCCCTTAATCATCTCATCGAGAATCTGTACGCTCACATCCACATCCTGAACTTTCTTCGATGTGGTAGGAACGACGGCTTTCTTACGAGTGAATGCGCCAACTTTACGACGCTGTACTACGAGGAGTTGTAGAATGGACGCGCGCGTCGTAGTGATACCACGAAGTTTCGCTTCAATCAAGAGAACTTCAGCATTCTCTTTGTTAGTTCTTTTGAAGTCGATGAGCTTGTGGAGTGGTGTAAGTTTTCCGGGCTTGTTCTTTGATTCCACAATAGTCTCCTGAGGGATAGTTGGTTGTTCGACTGTGGTAGTTAGTTCTTCAACGATAGTTGGTTGCACAGACGATGGTGTAGCTAGAAGTTCCTTTACCTGCCGTGCGATGATTCCAGTGCCTTGTGGATTGAAAATGGTTATCTGCTTCTTACGTGCCTCAGCAAGTATCTTAGCAAACGCAGAGTGACCGATAAAACGAGTAACGAAGATGGCTCTGACATTGTGCGGAACATCCTTACTTGTCCAGCTCTCATGCTGGCTATCCCACAGGATGACCCGCGGATGTGTACGTAGTTCTTCATCGAGATTACTCGGCTTAGTACCGACGATTAGTACGTTACCGAACGGTAGTGGTTGTAGTGGTTTTGCTTCAGTCATATGCATAGTTGTCCTCGTTAGTAGTTAGCTCTACAAACTTCACTCTCTGACAGTGAAGAATGTACAATCAACTACTTCTGTTCACAGTACATATCTACCGCAGACTTGGCATCTAGCAGTGAAAGGCCCAGTCGAATGCGAACCTGTTTGATTGCAGCGATAACCTCACCATTGTCTGCGAGTGACTTTTCAGAGTCGTTGAGTGGACGCGCGTGTGCTCTCGCTTCAGCTTTACGACGCTTGTAGATTTCATCTGACACCGCAGTTCGGTCATCCTCACTGAGAGAATCGACTAGTTTCATGATGTCCATAGTTAGTTCTCCTTTGGCTGATAGGTGTGCAGTTCACGGATGATGACGTGATACTTGGGATAACGGTTGCAGAATTTCTGTGCTGCCAGCATGTTATCGAATACGATGTGGCAGTATCCCTCATCAGTGATGCACATGTATATGCTTACCATCATAGTTAGATTCCTAGAATGAATTAGGCCAGATTACCGTATAATAGTTGGTGGCACAACTATCCCGACGGGTACGTGTAATCCAGCTTTATTCAATTACTTCCTCGCTCTTGCTTCCAGATACTCCACACGACCGCGAAGTTCCAGAACTTCTGTGACGAGTGATTTCACCACGTCCAGAATCATCTGGTCACTTTTGTGTGATGTATCAGCGATAGTACCGAGAGAATGAGAGACTGCTTCCTCCCATGATGCGCGTGCGCGTGTAGCAGCGTCAGTCAACTCAGTGATGACATCATTCAATGTGTCAGGCATTACTCTTCTCCTTCTTTTTCTGTCTCTGCAAAGAGTGCATCGAACTCAGCTCCCAACAATCCCGTCATGGAGAAATTCACGCTCATCAGGCGTGAGATATGAGAATGCAGTCTGAATGAACTGTCCACTGCTATTCCAGTCATACCACGACTGGTCGAGTGTGTGAATGTTGTGGTTCAGTACAAGAGTCTTTCCCCCTGTACGAACGCGCGTCTGGTCCTCAGATACTTCCATGAACTCGTACCGCAGACCTGCGCGATTGACTCGATTGAATGCATACATTATTCAGTTACTCCATTTACAATCCAGTTAGAGACCACACCACCAATTTCATGGTAGATAAGAATACGACAACGTGTTACAACTACTTGATTCTGTCTGAGAGTGAGAATGTAGGCTCCATCTCTGTCAGCAGTAATGAGTACGTCGCGCATTAGTTGTTATCCCTTCTGAGCATCTGGAGAGTACGCTCCAACAATGCGATAGTCTCTCTGAGTTGAGCATATCGCTCAAGGAGAGTAGCTTCCTCTTCCATCAGTTTCTTCTTCGTTTCTTCCACTTCCGCAATCAATTTCTCATTCATTAGTTCTTCCTCGGCCTTCCGCCTTTACGACCATTGATTCTGGCCGCTTCAGACTTAGCAGGAGATTTAGTTGAACCCGCGCGTGATGCGAGGATTCTCATTGCTTCCTTGAGTTGAGCCTTAGTGAGAGTCACATCACCATCGCATCCGCGCATGACTCGCACAGCGCAATCTCATCATTGTAGCCGGTTTCCTTCTCAGGATAATCTGCTACGAGTACAAGTACTGCCATGTCACCACAATTGTGGCATTCCATCTCATCGTCTGCGGCTTCAATAGTGTATGTCATTATGGTAGCCATCCTTTACGTTCAGTTGCGTAGTCCTCTAGTCCACGGAACATACTGAGCACATGTTCCGCATTAATCACGCCAAGACGTGTGAACGAATTGACTAATAGCTGCAAGTCGTAGAATCGAGTGCGGAAGTCCAGACGTTCATCTTCTGCGTATGGAGAATCCTTTGGAGCATCGACCGCGCAATATAGCATGTCAATCTCCGCCATCCCAAGCTGCATTAGGTCATGCTTCTGCTGCTCTGTGAGAGCATTGACCCACGCATCCACGCGCACTAACCACGTCGATACCTCTCGCAGAATACTCTGCGAGGAGTATGGCTTCGAGAGTGCTGGACGCCCGATAGCACGCCAATCAGCCCACTTGATAGTGAGTGGCTGTAGCACAATACAGCCGTCCTTCGGATACTTTCTCATAGTCTCCTCCTAGTGAAGTCTGAAGCCGAGTGCTTCAGCTCTTTTAATCTTATCGGCGTATGAATGGAATGCGGAGAATGTGACTTCGCCCGTCTTAAGATTGACGAAATATCGACTATAGCCTCCGTTACCGTACACGCACTGATACCACGGAGATTCCATCTCATCTCGCATCTCTTGTGGAATCTCGTTGTATCGCTCGATTGCGTACTTCAGTGTACATTCACCTCCACGATAGTCATTCCAGCACGACGCCACACCAGAACCCTCTAATGTGGTGAGTGCTGCCTCTAGTTCCGGCAAGTTATTGATGTTCATAGTCTCCTCTTAGTTAGTTGATAGTACGATAGGACACTGGTACGATGTGCTCCGCACCAGTGTCCGACTTACCATCAGCTACTTCTTTCGCTCATCCTCATCTCGCTGAATCAGCACTATGAGAGTGAATAGTACGAGAATCAGTAGACCGACTAGCTGATAGGGGGAATTACTCATTTCTTCCCTCTCTTCCGCTTGTGAGCCGACACGATAGTTTCCGCCAGCTCACGGATGATGGAATCCTCGTTCCACCTCGCCATCTCCGTGTTATTCATCCCAGCATGGAATTGTCTTCTCTTCCTCTCCACGATGCCATCTAACTGTGGGTCGATGGTTGTCAACCCGTCGAGATGCGCGTATATCGCATTCACCGTGGATGCCGTCTGACCGATACGGATGAATCGTCCCTCTGCCTGCTCCTCATTCGCGGGATTCCACTGTCTCTCATGGATGACGCAATCCGCGCATGTCTGGAGATTTAATCCCTCACCAGCCGCGAGAGTGGATGCGACCATAATGGCTCTCGCTGAGGAATTAAACTTTTCCTGTACCTCGAAGCGTTCCTGTCCGCCCATGTCTGAGCTGATTTTGCAGATATACATCTCTTCTGCGTATCGTTCTTCCATGTGTAGGAACAGAGAGTCCTGAACATCCTTGTGGTGAGCGAAAATCACCAGTTTCCTGTCAGTGTCCTCGACGTATTCATCGACGTATTCGAGTGTGGCAGGAATCTTTGCGAGTGCTACGAGGTGACGCATCTTAGACATCATAGCGATGATAGCCATGCCTGTCATGGAAGCTGCTTCCTTCTCGTACCACTCTACGAATGAATCGACTGCCTCGTCGTAATTCCTCTCAGTGTCAGGGTCCATCACGACATTGAGTTTAGTGCGATTGACTAGTGGTAGTTCCTTCATGACTTCCGTCCTTTCGCGACGGATTAGAAGGTTCTTAGTGTGTTCCTTGAATAGTCGAGGATTCTTAATTCCACCCTCTTTCTCATACGCGCCGACGTAGTACGTGTCAACCCATCTACGTCTGAACTCCGCTTCACTCCAGAACTTCACCGGGTCAATCATGTTGAGTACTGGAAACATCTCACTACCACGATTCTTCCATGGTGTGCCTGATAGTGCGATGACTTTCCTTGATGCGACTACCTTACGTACCATCTGTGTGCGCGTGCTATCCACGTTCTTGATTTGCTGACATTCATCGAGGACCACGCATTTAATTCCAATGCGGTCAAATTGCGTGATATCGAATCCCTGTTCGGCAGTTTTTCCTGACTTCAGCTTGCGTGATTTTGGCACGAGCATATCGTAGCCGATGATGTAGTTCTTCAGACCAGGGATTAGCCATTCCTTGCTGGAATTGACTATCTGAGGAACGTGTTCATTGCCCATCCATTTCAGAATACTAGTCGCGAATTGATACTTCAATCCGCTCTTCACAATCCACAGTGTGGGGAGGCAAATCTCCGGGTGGAAAAACACCGTAGCCATCGCCTGTTGAGTCTTGCCTAGACCCATCTCATCTGCTATGAGTGCGCCCTTACCTGCTACGAGTGCGGCTTCAACGAATCGACCACCATCCTGCTGATAGTCGAATAGCTTTTTACGTGAGCACTTGATGCAGTTATTTTTATCCCACTGGTGTTCGCAGGTCTTATCACCGAATGCCTGAAACTTGTGGAATGGCGTGCCTTTCGGGATGCGACGAATGATGGTGTGACCACACTCCAGATTGATGATTTTCGTATCTGGAGTGTCCTCATTCTTTCCCTTGATGATGGTTTCCTTGATGGACTTGGCGACTTTTCCGCATGACTCGCACTTATCCTGAAGCCGTGTGACAGTGTACTTCGGAGTGCGTATCACCTGCTCATCGAATGTCACCTCAACTGTGGCACCCGACCTGATAGCATCGATGATATGCGGACTCAGGGTCAGATTGCTACATGGAAGAGTGTTGTCGCATCCAATCTCACGCGCGCGTTCAGCCCACACTGAGTCATGACCATGACCCGGACAGAGTGCGTGGGCTACCTCGTGGAGAATGGTATTCTCTACGTCGGGAGTAGGATGGATGTCAACGTGGTGGGCGGACAAGATGATACATTTGTCCTTGTAGGAGCACAAACCTAAAAACCGAGATTCTGCGTTCTGATTCAAGCGAACGCCCCAATCTTTCAGGCCATGCTCATCTAGCTTCTGGCGAAGCTTCTGAGTAGCTTCCTGTCTAGTCATTTTATCGTCCTTACGGTATCGATGGAATGAGAAGTTTACTGAGCGACGGGCTTCTTTTTCATCAGCCCTGCGAGGTATGCACCAGCCGCATCTGCCGTCATATTCTTCGAGAGTTGGATGTTGCGGATGCCGTCGAATGGAACGTCGTACTTCGATGCCGCTGCCATGACTTCACCACGATTGTACGACGAATTTGACTTCGGTTTCGTCTCGGAGACTTTCTTGATTTTCTTGATGGGTGTGGCTGGATTGTAGTTCACGTCGAGATGACGATATTTCTCTCGTTCTGAACTGTGGAGTTTTCCTGCTGCTGCCTGCGCGTTTACTTGCCACGCGCGCATATCCTGCTCAATTTCGTTTAGCTCGGCACGCTTCGCGAATACGATTTCCTTGAGTGCGAGATATCGCTCATTACATGCCTTCGCGTATGCCGAATCCTTGAGTGCGTCAGGGATGTTAGCATCGTGCGTGATTGCCGCCTGTAGTTCGACGATGGCGACTGTCTTACTGACGAAAATCTCTGGCTTGATTTGGATGGATGAATCGATGACTCTGGACTGTTCCAGAATGACATTCGCCTCACCGATTTTCGTGGTGATAGCCTTTTCGTCAGCCACGCAGAATTCGCACATCCACATGTTGCGATTCTCGAGAGTGAGTGCGATGTTAGTGCGCGTGCAGCATTCGCAATCGCCCACTTTTCTAGTCTGCCGAGACATTATCGGCTCCTCTTATTCGATGATTTGACGGGTGCCGACACCTTGATGGAAACCCGTGGAGTGCGTATCGATGGGATGCGATGGACTCTCACGCTGGAAGAGTGCCACGCGCATTCACCGATTCTGTCAGCGACCGCGTATGCTGAGGGATTCTCGACTGAGAGTGGCATCCGACGCACATGTCGGATTTTCTGGCAGGTCTTGCAGTAGAATCTTTTCACGATGGACTGTCCTTTCGGTAACAGGTGACTCTGAGATTTAGCTCTGAGAGTCGTCGATAGGCCGTTGGCCTGAGCCATTATAGGCATAGGTCCGGGTCCGGTGTCAAGCGGTCCTAAGTGACTCAAAACAAAGGGGTTGCGGGGTTTGGTCAGTCACCCGACCGACCACCCCGACCAACCCCTGCCGACTCTCAGATATTCTCGTTACTACCGCGAGATATCCATCCTCATGTATTTGCGCACCTCCTCCTCGGTGATATCATTGAGTGCGCGTCCGGTAGTCTTAGCGAGTTTAGCTTTTGCCTGAAAGTACTCAACATCGAAATCATCGCCAAGTACGATTCTATCAGGATTACGACACACCTCGCATAAAGGCTCATCCATCTGTAAAGCATCGTGGTCCATAGTGTATGGTTTGAAACACGCAGTACACAAGCTCAGTTTGTTGTGTGGCTCTGCCATGTTGGTGGGAAGGAAATGTGTACAATCCGGAAGTGCGCAAGCCCACACCTTCCTGATTTTCCCCATGACTGTAGTAGCGTTTTTACCCCACGGATATGTTGCGTGATATTGATGCGTGTGCGGTTGACGACGAGTCATTTATCCCTCCTGTGTATAAGAAAAGACATCCATGCTCTCTCTAATAGTGGACAGTTGATACCCCCCTTCCTCCCTCCCATGTCCCTAATCCTACCATAAATCGGCTCGTCGGTCAAGTGTCCTCGAAAAAGGAAGAAATTAATTTGAGATTATAATAATAAAAAAAAACAAAAAAAAAAAATATATATACTAACTTTCAAATTTTACTTTCCTTTGTTGTGGACATATCTCAGATTTGGCGAGAACCCCTTTGTAGGGCTATTGGGAGGTATGAGAGGGGGAGGGGGGTACCCTATGTCCGATTAGATGGACACATCTGGTAGTAAATCTGAGAGTGAGAGTCGCACAGCAGGCGCACAGCGGACACGCATCTCGCTCAGTCTGAGAGCGAGGACTAGGCGCACAGCTAATACCCCTGGGACCACGCGCCAGAGGATGTCTGAGAGTGAGTGTGAGAGTGAGAGAGAACCCCTACAGGACGTAGGGGCCAGGTCGAGGGGGGATGCTACTGGGAGCGGTACTGGCGTACCATGTGCTGCTGCTTCGTTTCGCGTTCTGCGGCATCCTTGTAGATGTCGGCATCTTCGCGCTTGTCAAAGCTAGCAACTAGCTTCCAATCGGCGTGTAGTTCGATGTTCGGTTCGAACCGAAAAACCTTGAACGGTTTGAAAATGGTAGACATTGGGATGATGGTCCAGTGTGTATCAGTGTGTGAGAGTGGGGCGCCCTGTAGTAGCGGCGCCCCGTCGAATCCTATTCGTCGTCCGTGTCGTCTTCGTCGTCATCCGCCCACTTGAGATTGAGGGACGTAGCCGCCAGCTTGCGGGCAGCTTCCTTCGTCTCGCCGTTCGCCTCGAAAATCGCGGCCATGTTCTTGAGCCGCAGTTGCGGGTCATTCTCGTTGGTCGGCTTCACGACTCCGAGAGAATCGAGAACCGCCGCGTTGGCAGCCGCGCGTGCCTTGCCCTTGCGCTTGGCGTTCGCCAGCTTCACGCAATCTGCAACGCTGGGCCACTCGCCAGCTTCGCGGACAGTCGCCTCATCCAACATCTTGTCGTAGGACGTGGCGTAGGGAGCGGACGCCGGGAGCAACTCGCCTGCAGCGTTCCTGTAGCTTGCGAGCGGTTTGCCGTGGGCGGACTCGATGATACCGGAGAACTCAACTTTCTTCACATTTGCCATGATGGGCACCTTCTGACTCGTTGTCGGCGGCTTCGGGATGAAGCTTGCGCCGTTGTCGGTTCGTCATCAACCGACTAGAGAATGGTAACACAGGTTCGGCGCGGCGCGGCATGAATCAACACGATGCCTGGCGGATTTTTGGCATCCCCCACTCTCAGAGTCAGCCCGTCGTTCATAGGTCGGGCGCACTGTCAAGCCCCAAGATGTAGTGGTGTCGCGCGTGTCAAGCCCCTAAATATGGGCTACGAAAATGTATGACTCACACTGTACAGCGGTTGTCAAGCCCCAAGATGTAGTGTAGTTGCCATGGTTACTACACCACATCTAGTGGCTTGACACATGGGGTACACCCATGGTACACTGGGAGTCCCACAGTCTAGGGAGGGGTGGTGTAGCAATCAAATGTCTCAGGACGAATGTTAGGGGAGTCATTTTATCTGGGAGAAAAAATAAAATTCTACCAGAGTCGGTCTTCATTTTCGGAAATATCTGGTACCATCTATCAGATCCAACAAGTCAGTGAGAAAGTTTCATCGATTTTTCGGGGTCCAACCTGTTCATTCCAAAGGACTTACACGCGGGTCGAGTTGACAAATCTCAGATTTGCGCGTATGATTTAGGTCAGTCCCTCGACTTCTGAGTGTCATCATGCCAATAGGAATTGTATCTGACGAAGATTTCATGTCAGAGTTAAGCAACTATGAGACTAAAGGTCAGAAGAAAGAGTCTCATGCGCGCTCAGACGATACACCTCTCATTCCAGAGATCATTCCACTCGATAGACCCGGAAGGAAAGAAGGCGATACGAACATTCCAGATCCCCTCAGACAGATCATCGGTGAGGAAGCCGTAATCAATGGCAGGAAAGCTGCTCTGGGACTTGCAGGAATGTTCGGAGTGTCGGCTAGTAGTGTGAGTGCGTATGCTAAGGGGGCAACGAGTACCACCACATATGACACTCCCAAACCGAGTATCATTTCCCACATCAATAAATCGCGTGTCAGAGCATCAAAGAAAGCAGGTCGAGTCCTCGATAGTGCTCTATCAGCGATTACTCAAGAGAAACTAGACTATACCGACGCGAAGGAACTTGCAGGAATTGCGAAGGATATGTCAGTCATCATCAAGAATCTCGAACCAGATGAATCGCAGTCTTTGAGAAGTGATTCACCTGCCACCCCACAGTTCGTAATTTTCGCTCCACAGTTTCGTGACGAACGTAGCTTTGGAACACCCATTCGTGTGGAGGAATAAGATGGACCTAGTAAAAGCTAGACACTTAGACCCGTTCAAACCAGTCCTTCTCTCAGCTACATCCACTCCACTAGTAGTGAATGATGAGAGGAGTACATACATTCGAGCAATACTCGACAAGGCATGTAGCGACAGTCGATTCGCTCAGAAGGCATACGATTCAATCCTTCTTGTCCTCACTGCTGGTCAGACTCTCCCTCCTACAGTCACATCACTCAATCCATCCAGTGCGAAGATTGGAGATCCAACATTCGATATCCATGTTATGGGTAAGGGATTCAATACGCACTCGCGCATCATATTCGCTGGTCAGGTCGAACCCACCACAATGGTGAGTGAGACAGAGTTGACTACTGGCGTGAACATGGATATGTGGTTGGGTCCAGACGTACTTCCAGTACAGGTACAGGATTCATCCACTGAAGTAGTGTCCAACTCGATGGATTTCACATTCAATCCTGCTGATCCAGTTACTCTCTCAACTACTAAATCAACTGCTGGAGTCAAACCAGTTAGTGGTCAGACTAATCAAGTCGCAGGAAAGAAGTAAGATGCCTACTATCCTTCTATCGATTGGTACAGTTACGGTAATCACACAGAATGTAGTGTATGCATTACCAGCTAAACCATCAACTGTAGTCACTACAATTCCATGTCAGACATCAACTGATGGAGTCGCATGGAATGCATTCAATTCAGGTGAAGTCACTGTAGCGAAGTTTATTCGTTGCACTACAGGTGCTCCCACAGTTTCAGTATCCAATGCTGTAGCTGGTGGAAATAATGTAGTGGCAAATGCACTCGCGATAGGTCCAATCCCTGCACTAACTGGTGACGTTCGATTATCTAATGGTAGTCTAGTCAGAGCTAGGAATCAGGCGAATACTGCTGACGTAGATGTGATCAATGTCACTGGAACTACTCTCAATATTGGTCAGACTACACTAAATTCGGTAGTAAAGAGTCCCACAACATTTCAGGACATCGCTGGATTCTTGAGTGGAACTACATTCGCTGCTAACCTTACAATCAATGAAACTGGTTACATTAATATCAACAAGGAAAGATTATCAGTTCCGGTACGTGATGTATTAGGAGCAAATATTTGGCTTGAAGATAATGGTGCTGGAAAAAGTAGACTCATGGTTATGTTCGGAACTGGAGCAGCGATTCAATTAGCTATCGAACCATAGGGGCATTGAATGAAACTTCTACTCTCTACTTTCTTTGTACTATCAGCTATCGGCGCGAGTGCGTGTGACAAAACTACGATTCTCTATCCTCCTTCTGGTCCTTCCGGTGGGATTATTGTCAATCCATCTGATCCGTCATCGCCACAGATACAGAATCAGACGATTGAGTTTAGAGTTACGGGCAATGCGACGGGAGCACGCATCAAATACTCTACGTCGTTTGACGGAACCGTACAAGTCCTCACTACACTCCCATTCATTCAATCAGTTACACTCCCTTCCACGGCATCCACCAGTTTCCTGTCACTCGAAGCAACTCCATTATCGTATGGAAGTGCGGCTGCCTACTATCCATACATGACTGTTCAGATCTTTGTGAATGGAGTAATCTTCCGTGAAGCAGGATCGAATGATTTCCTACTTACTACTCTATCTGTGTCTGGTAATTATCGGCGTAATTAAGAGTTGTTGACTGTCAGTACAGAATAATGAATACCTCGACACAAGTAATTGAAAGGAATCCAAATGAGTGGAGGCCCGAGCCTAAGCAATCCCTATTCCTATCAGTTCCAACCTCCGTCAAAGAAGCATTCTACGGAGGGGGAGCAGGGTCAGGAAAATCAGACGTATTACTACTCTATGGAATTGTCCATAGATGGCATGAAAATCCAAAGTTCAAACAAGTTTTCATGCGAAGAACCTTTCCAGAACTCAGAAATGAAATCATCCCCCGCTCTAGAGAGTTGTATAGAAAATTTGGCGCGACTCTTAATAAAACTGAGATGTGTTGGACATTCCCCCGTCCAGATCAGTATGGTGGTACAGGAGGAACCAACGAAGGAGCAATGATCTTTCTGGGTCATTGTGAGAATGAAGATGATGTCCATAAATACGACTCAATGCAAATTAACTTATTCACGCCTGATGAGCTTACTTCAATCACAGAATGGATCTATCTGTATATTGGATTTCAGCGAGTTAGATCCCCAGTGCCAGAACTACCTGCGATCATACGTGCAGCAGGGATGCCTGGTGGTATTGGACATACATGGACTTACAAGAGATTCATTAAACCTTACCCAAAAGGTGGAAAAATAATTGAAGGACGTGGTGGAAACAAACGAATCTATATCCACTCTACTCTGGAAGACAACAAATACATCGACCCAACGTACAAACAAAGTCTTCAGGGAATTACTATTGAGGCTGAGCGAAAAGCCAAATTGCTTGGTGATTGGGACGCTTATCAAGGCCAAGTCTTCGATGAATTTAGAGATCGTAAGTTTGAGGACGAACCAGCGAATGCATTGCATGTAGTAGAACCATTTGAAATTCCCGCATGGTGGCCGCGCATAGTCATTGGAGACTGGGGATTCGCGGCAATGACGTGGATTGGTTATGCGGCAATCAGTCCTAGTCGTAGAGTCTATATCTATAGAGAACAGACATGGGTAAAAACTAAGATTGCAGAGTGGGCACCTCATGTCAAACTATACATCGATAAAGAATCTCCGAGACTCGTTAGATTTTGCAAATCTGCTGGTCAAGATAGGGGTCAAGAACATACGATCCAACAGCAAATTGAGGAAGAACTTGGAATATCTATTGAATTGTCAAATAACACACCAGGATCTAGAATTGCTGGAAAACAACTTATTCACGAATATCTCAGATGGAAGCCCAGAGATGTAAACCAATCAGAACTACCATCGTATTCAGAAGATTACGCGATGTGGATTATGCGTAATAGGGGGATGGTTGAGTATAAAGCGTACATGAATTCATTTATTCCACGAGAACCGGAACAGAACATCCCTAAATTGCAGATATTTAAGGATGCGTGTCCGTTTTTGGTGGAAGCAATCAAGGCATGTTCATATGACAAGCCCAAAGGAAATAAACCCGCCGAAGATATCGCAGAATTCGAGGGAGATGATCCTATCGACGGACTTCGATATCTGGTTGATGCAGCAGAGTCATTTTTTGACGATGCTAATGATGAATTCAAACGCGTGGAAAAACAAGAACAACTAGTTCGTCAATTAGATGTGAACAAGGACTGGACAGCGTTTTATCGCAACATGGCTAAAGTCGAATCCGATGATTCAACGCCTAAACCAGTCGCGAGATACAGACATTGATTAAAGAACTAATGTATAAGTGGTTCGGTCTTACTGAACCTCAATGTGAAACGTGTGAAGTTCTCCGCGAACAACTTGCCAAAAGCGAGTCTGAGAGGCGTGACTTACTTCATCGTTTGATTGACCCAGTTAAGACTGAACCACCTCAGACTAAAGAAGAGGAATTCAAACCAATTACTCCACAGTTTACTCCATGGCGCGTGCGTCAGGAAATGCTAGAAGCTGAAGATAGGAAGAAAGCTACTCTCATGAAAGAGAAAGCTAAAGAGATCGCAGAGTTAGAGAAGGAACTCGGAGTAACAGAGGTAGCAAAATGATAGGACTCATTCTCGCCATCGCACTCGCGGGATTCCTCGTCTATCTCGTCACGACATACATTCCAATGCCTCCACCATTCAAAATGGCAATCTATGTCATCGTGGTGGTTCTGTTGATTTTGTATGTGATGCGCGTCCTTGGTATTCAAGACGTTCCTCTCAGGTAAATAAAATGGCTATCGCAGGCGCGTATTACGACAATCCAAATAGACAACGTAGAACAGATACTTCTGCATGGAATAATGTGCAGGTTAATCCGGGAGTAGGTCCGACTCAACCTCCAGAACCGGCTACATCATCACAACCACAAGATGAACCGCCACCAGTCAATAACGACAGGTGGAGAAATGAAGCACCTGCTCCTCCTTCTCCGAATCCTTCTCAATCATATGGTGGATCGAGTAGTGACCAGTGGCGAGATTCATGGATGCGATCGGGTGGTAATCAACAACCTGCTCAACAGCCAGTTCAGAGTGGACCACCCGCACTACGTAATGGAATGAATAGTCAGGAAATAGATGCATACACTCAATCTCAATATGGTAACTATGGGAGAACAGCTACTCCAGAAGATCTAGGCATTTGGAGAAATTATTATAATTCCCCTCAGTATGCATCTGGTCAGGGATCTGGTTATTGGAATAGCCAGATGAATTCTCTTCTTGGAGAATTTCAGAAGTATGGTAATCACGATAGATCTGCTGCGGCACTAGCAGCTTACAATAGTGGGCAGGGTCAGAATAATGGTGGAATTGGTCCGTCCACTGGTACTCCTCCAGGTAATACAGGTGTTATGGGTCCAACTAATACAGGAATGAATATTCCTCCAGAACTAATGACGGCATTCCAACAATTCCTTGCATCATATAATAAACCTCAAGCTACACCACCACCCGAACGTACTAAGACATTAAAAGAAATGCAGAATCAGAATCCGAATAGATCCTCAACCCAGTATAGAAAGGGGACGAGATAATCATGGGATTCTGGAAAAACTTTGGTAAAATAGCACTGAAAGTCGCACCGTATGCGGCTATGGCGATTCCTGGAGTGGGAATACCGCTCGGAATGGCATTACAGGGTGGACTAGCTGCGGCAAATTCTAAGGTGAGTGGCGGTAGTTGGAAAGACGCACTACTCGCAGGTGGTATTGGTGCTGGTACAGGAGCCGTCGCTGGAGGCGCACTCAAAGGAATCGGGCCGAGTAGTGGAGTAGGTGCTAAACTACTCAAAGGTGCGGTTGGTGCAGGAGGAGCTGGTAAAGTTGGGGTATTAGGTAAAACATTAAGTGATATTGGTCTTAATGCTGCTACCTCTAAAATGGGTACTCCACAACCTGGACCACAACCACAACCACAACCACAGATGGGACCATCCATTGGACCATCAGTAAATCCATTCGGTGGATTTAATTCTGGATTGGCTGATTCGATTGCGATGGGTAGACAGAATGCACGTAAGAGAATGGCATACGCGTAATGTCTAAACACGAAGAACTATCAGACGATCTTAAACGTCAGTTCAAATACATCATCGATCATTTCGATGATGAAGATAGAGCTGTGCGCGATCGTCAAATCAGAACGTGGCGTAGACTGAAATTACTGTGGGAAAATGTTCAGCATGTGTATTACAGTGAAGTCGCACATGATTGGCGTATTCCAGAGAGTGAGCGCGCAGGTGGTGACTCTGATCAGGGATTCTACGATAAACCAATCAACATCTATCGGGCTTATTTAGAATCAATCATCGCAGCTCTTTCAGTTACTGTTCCTCCTGTCGTATGTTATCCTGATGATGCTGATAACACATTAGATTGTACAACTGCGAAGGCAGGAAATAAAATTGCGGAACTAGTATTCAAGCATAATGACATGCCACTATTGTGGCTTCATGCACTGTTTATTCATATGACAGAAGGCATGACAGCTATGTACACGTATCCTAAGGAAAGTGAAGAATACGGTACATACGAAGAGAAGGAATACGAAGAGGACACGGAAGAACATGAAATCAGTACGTGTCCGATGTGTAATGCAGAGATGGGAGATAAAACTCTCACTCCTGATGAACAGATGCAACAGGCAATAGGAATGACAGATGCTCAGGTTGAGATGCCTGAAATCCCATCTGATGCATTCATGCCTGAAGATCCTGAGGAGATGGAAGAATGTCAATCATGTGGAAACATGGTAACTCCTCAGAAGGAACAATCGACACTCACAGTGACACGGCTTGTAGGAGTTACAAAGAAAGCGAAGTCACGTATTTGCATGGAAGTATACGGTGGACTATTCGTTAAGGTTCCCATCTATGCGCGTAATCAGTCAGAGTGTCCATACCTAATTTATAGCTATGAGACTCATTACGCTACTATTTTGGAGAAATATCCTGAGCTGAGAGATAAAGTCACTAAAGAATCAATGTCATCATACGATCAATACGAACAGTGGGGTCGAATTTCTCCACAGTATCGTGGTGAATGGCCGATTCATAATGTCACTGTGAGGAATTGTTGGTTGCGCACTTCCGCATTCAATGTACTAAATGAAGATGAGTGCGATGAACTGAAGAAAAAGTACCCACATGGAGTGAAAGTCGTAGTCGTCAATGACCAAGTGGCCGACGTTTGTACTGAGAGTCTTGACGATTGCTGGACGCTCACTCATAATCCTCTGTCAGATTATTTGCATTTCGATCCTGTTGGTTTACTTCTCACTTCGGTACAGGATATCACTAACGATCTTATTTCGCTCGTGGTTCAAACGGTGGAACACGGTATCCCTCAGACCTTTGCTGATCCAAAAGTTCTCAACTTTCATGCGTATGGTCAATCTGAGGTAATTCCGGGTGGAATCTATCCAGCTACTCCGAAATCAGGAAAACCACTGAGTGAAGGATTCTACGAAGTTAAGACTGCGACTTTATCGCAGGAAGTTCTTCCATTCGCTACCAAGATTCAGGAATTAGGTCAAGTAGTTTCAGGCGCATTACCGAGTCTATTCGGTGGTCAAATGTCGGGTAGTCGCACGGCATCTGAATATTCGATGAGTCGCGCGCAAGCACTTCAACGACTGCAAAGTACATGGAAGATGTTGCTGTACTGGTGGAAGAATGTGCATGGTAAAGTCATTCCCATGTTCATTAAGGAAATGAAAGACGACGAAAAGCAAGTAAAGAAAGATGAATTCGGAAACTTCATCAATGTGTTCATTCGTCGTGCAGAACTAGAGGGAAAAATCGGAAGTATTGAAATTGAAGCAAATGAGAATCTGCCGATCACTTGGAATCAACAAAAAGATGCAATCATGGAATTGCTTCAAATCAATAATGAAGGAATCAACAAATCTCTCATGTCACCTGAGAATATGCCATATCTTCAGAGAGCTATTGGACTAAATGATTACATTATTCCGGGTGAAGATGATCGTCAGAAACAGTATGAAGAAATTCTACAACTGACGAATAGTGAACCTATTGAGATGCCTCCTGATCCAATGATGATGCAGCAAGCTATGATGATGGGTCAACCTCCTCCGCCTCCTCAGAGATTACCGAGTGTACAGGCAGAGTATGATATTGACGATCATCCATTAGAAGCTGATATCTGTCGTCGCTGGCTCGTGAGTGACGCGGGTAGACTGTGTAAAATGGAAAATCCTCCGGGATATGAGAATGTACTATTGCATATGAAAATGCACAAAGATATGTTTGTGCAGATGACACAACCACCACCGATGGGTCCGCCTCCACCTCCGGGACCACCAAATGCTCCACAACCCCCGCAGCCTAATGCAGGGGTTCAAATGAATGAGGGACAGAATGCACCGACTATTCAATAACTTAGTACAGATGGAACTATACGCACCTGAATCGGATGCAGGTGGCGATGGTGCTAACGATAATTTGGAAACTTTGGAACTATTAAATGTGGAAGACGAACCAGAAGAAACTCTCGACATTACTCCAGCTAAAAAAGAATCTGGAGAAATTGGAGAAGCTACTGAAGATTCTGAAGAGTCGGACGAGGCCGAAATTGACGAACTAAAAGAGATAGAGGAAGAACTCGAAGGTCCAAAAGAAGAGGATCTTGAGCTAACTACTCCTGTTCGTCGCAAAGAGATACTGAAGAAGTATCCAACACTTTTCAAAGATTTTCCGTATCTTGAGAAGGCATACTATCGTGAGCAGCAGTTCACGGAAGTATTTCCTACAATCAATGATGCGAAAGTCGCGGTAGAGAAGGCGCGTATCCTTGATGGTGTAGAAGGTCAGATTATGAGTGGCGATATTTCCACTCTTCTGACCGCTGCTAAAACTGAAAGTCAGGAAGCCTTCTATAAGATCGCTGATAACTATCTTCCGGCACTCAGGAAGGTAGATCAGCAGGCGTATTATCATGTGCTCGGTAATGTCATTAAAGACACTATCGTTACGATGGTGAAAGAGGGTCGTGCGCTTGGAGAACAGGGCGCACCTCTCACATCAGCAGCAAACATCCTGAATCAATTCGTATTTGGTTCACAGACATTCACTCCTCCACAGAATCTAGCACGTAATATTCCTCCTGATGAGATTCAGAGACGGAATCAGATTCAACAGGAGAATCGTGATAGATTTATAGGAACATTCGAGAGCACTCGTAATGACCTTCAGACTAAAGCAGATAATGTGCTAAAGTCTACGATTAGTCAGCACATCGATCCGAAGAATACGATGACTGATTATGTGAAGGGACACGCAGTCAATGAGGCCCATGAAACACTAGAGAACTTGATATCGAAGGATACGCGATTCCGAGGTTTACTGGATAGACTGTGGGAAAAGGCGTATGAGAAGAATTTCGATAAAGACTCTACGGATAAGATCAAGTCAGCCTATCTTAGCAAAGCGAAAACACTGTTGCCGTCAGTAATTAAAACGGCCCGAAATAATGCTTTGAAGGGATTAGGACGTAATACACGTAGTACGGAAGATATCATTGAACTGACTCCTAAGAAGAGTCCATCGACAAATGGGCGCTCCACTGCCCCCTCATCAGGTGGAAAAATTCGTGCAGCAAAGGACATTCCTAAGAATATGTCCACACTTGACGTGTTGATGAGTGGAGACTAAATATGGCTGTTACAGAAAGTCAGGTAGCAGCAACCGAACTTGAGAGGGTTATTCCCAAGGTTCGATTGTTGTTTGAGCGTGATGACAAATTTTACTCGCACATCAAGAAACGTGATGTGGAGAAGATTAGTCATCGACAGATGCGCGTTCCATTGGAACTGCGTCCGGGTGGTTCATTCCAGTACTTCAATCCAGATGGTGGAGATCTGGGTCGTGGTGGTGGTCCGACATACGATAAGGCTGTGTTGAATTGTGTATTCCTTTCAGAGAATATCGAATACACGAAGTTGACACAGTGGGCCACTGATGATGCGCGCAAAGCAGTCATCAATGCTGTGCGTAAGTTGACTGCATCAGCATTGGATGAAATGCGTCGTCAACTCGATAGTCAGTTGATGCAGGCTGGTGATGGTGTAATCGGTACAGTTACCACTGACACTCCCGCAGGTGGATCTAACGTACTCGCACTCACTACAGATGGTTTCGGTGTGCGTCTGATGCGTTATGGTCAGAACGTACAGGTGTTCGATACCACTCTGACCACCAACAAGGGAACCGCGAAAATCACTCAGTTGGATGTGGAGAATAAGACTGTAAGTCTTACTCCACAGATTGCTGGTGTGATTGGTGGCGATAAGATCGTCACTGATGGTATCTCTGCTCCTGCTTCACTGCCTGGTTTGTATGGTGTTCCTTACCATCATTCCAATGCATCCACTGGAACATGGCTCGGATTCTCTCGTTCTACGACGCCTGAGATTCGTGCGAATCGTGTGAATGGTGGTAACGCTGCACTCACACTTCCTTTGCCACGTCTTGCGATGAACAAGATTGGTAACAGAGTGGGAATCGATAACAACTTCAATCCTACTGCGTGGTTGCATCCAGCACAGATGCAGGCATATGAGGAAATTGGGCAGTTGATTTCCACGATTCAGAAGACCACGAAAGATGAAGGTCTTAACATGTACTTTGGTAATAACATGCAGCTCGCTGGAGCTGGTGTTAAGCCGTCGTACTCGTGGGATAAGACGCGTATCGATTTCATCGTGGATGAAGTGTGGGGACGTGCTGAAATTCTCCCCATTGGATTCTACACGACTGATGGCCGTAAGATCTTCGAGATCAGGGGCGCATCTGGTGGTGTGGCTGCTGCGGAAATCTTCTACATGGTTGTGGGGATGCAGACATACGTCAGCAATCCGGCCGCATGTTCTTACATCGATAACCTCGCTGTTCCAGTTGGATACTAGGAGATATCATGCCTATTGTTGCATCAGACTGGGCAGTTCTTAATCCTACTAATGCGAGTGCGCCTCAGACAATTGCGTCTGCGGGTACAATTGCACCAGTAGGATTCATGACAGTATTGACAGGTAACGTAGCGATTACTGCCATTACGCCCCCTGTCACGCATACGCATATGCTCTGCATTGTGTTTGCAGGTACTGCGGGTATTACAGCAGGCAATAACATTGCTAACACCAAAGCGTCGGTTGCTGCAGAAGCAATGTTGCTCGTGTATAATTCGGCTACTGCGAAGTACACGGCGGTCGGTTAGTAATTTGTAAGTGGGCACTAGTAACTGGGACATTTCGCTGCCCCGCGAAATGGTTGCTGGTGTCCACTTACTTCATCTCGAAGGTGGAGGAGGACTGAGATGATTCCTGGAACTACAACTAAGTTGTCGGAGACAACTGTAGCATCAGCAGGTTCTATCACTGCAAAATCGGATATCGTAAAAGTCACTGGATCTACTACGATCAATACGATCAATCCGAATTTTGGTGGTGGTCAGTTCAGTGGTATTGTATTTCTGATTCCCACTGATGGTGCGATTACTTTGGGTACGAGTGGAAATATTCTGGTTGGTCTTTCTGCCACTCAGAATAGAGCTACTATGTTGATTTACGTCAAGTCACTCGCTAAGTGGGTGATTGGACTGTAATTAGGGAGGGGGAGTAGTAATACTCCCTCTTTTTATGGAATCTGTAGAAACCCTGAACGAACGATTAATTGACTATTTTGGACGTGATACTGTGACTGGACAGGCGATGTTTCGCATCTCCTATTCAGATGAACAGTATGAGATGCGTTTGTGCGAGACTACAGAGAGTGGAATACAGTTGATATTTCCCGTAGTGAGGCTCGCTAAGAAATATCCGTACATTAAATCGATGTATGTGCTCGAACGTCTGGTTGTAGTTCCTGAAGTTAATCAGCCTGAACTCCCGGCGTCTAAACTGTCCTACGAACCATTGTGGACGTACTGTGACGATAAACGTAATTCTCTTCCTCCTGTGTGGCCTGTTACTCAGTTTGCTATTGATACACTCTATGCCGCATTAGGCAAGACTAATCTAGCAAAGTATGTGGAACCAACAGAAACACGGGATGAGAGAATTCAGAAAATTCAGGAAGAACTATTCGGTAATGAAACAGACGTGAGTGATGCGTTGACCTACAAAGAAGGAATCGTAGTTCCATCGAACTACAATAAGGAGTCGTAATGTCAGTACAAGTTGGTGAATTTCCTGGAATGGTTCATACTAATAAACGTACTATTCGCGCACCTGTGAATCCAATGGATAAATCGACAGTCGTGTCGATTCTTCCAAAATTCATTCAGGAGCGAAAAATCACGATTCAGCCGGGATTCTTTGAAATTAAACCCGGTAGTTTTGAAGCACCCTCAATACTCGTGGTGGGTCCGAGTAGTTGGTGGAGAGAAGTAGATGTAGACCAACCACTACTTGAAATTCCTGTGTCGAGTATTCAGATTGCAGACTCTATTGTACGTGATTACTGTAATGGTCTACTCGCGTGTAATATGGCTGAACTGATGCCGGGACTTTTCTACATTCCAGGTGAGATTTCAGTCAAGAAATTGAAAGAAGAATACTCTCCACTACTTCTGAAAGCACAGGCTAATCAAAAGAGGTGGTTTCTTGAATTGGTTAAGCTCGCTGATATTATGTGGAGCCGTACTAATGGTAATCCTCTTTCTATTAGTGATGACGCGCGGTTAGCGTGTCGTGAACTAAACATTCAGAATAAACCGTGGTTGGGTGACATCCAGACTTCAGAATTGGTTAGATGTGTTGCGTGTGGAAACTTGCGCAATCAGAACTTTCCAATCTGTCAGACGTGTAAGGCTATCGCAGATCCAGAGTTGGCGAAAAAGTTGAACCTCACCTTTGTTCAGTAGTATAGGAAGGAAAAAACAATGCCTCATCAAGCGACAGTTACGGCAGTTACAGGACCGGGTAGGCAGAATACGGCCATAGTTCTGGCGAATATTACCAAGGTTGAATTTGAACTTGGTAAAGTTATTCGTTTCATTCAGGAACAGCAAGCAAGTGCTATCAAGGAGTATGACCTTGCTGGTGTTACTACTGTTACAGTGGTGATTAGTGCGGGTAACTACAGTTTCGTGATCAGCTAGGAGGATACAATGACTGAACCAGTTAAAACTCCAGCTACTCCACCCACGAAACCAGAAGAACCGAAGACTGTTGTTGAAGTTCCATTAACAGAAGAACAAAAAAAGAAAGCAGAAATTCTTCTGAAGATTCAAAAAGTTCTGGGTCAGTACAATGGTGAGGAATCAAATATTCCCATCACTAGTAACTACTGGAATTTACTGAACGAATATAGGGCTAAATCTAATTAGGTGAATTATGCCAGTAATGTATGATCGATTGGTTGCGGCACAAGCAATGCATGGGGCTGCATTACTGAATAATGACCCTGCACATACGGATTATACTTATGATGTAATAATGCCTTATTTAAACATGGCAATTTATGAATTGAATGAACATTTAGCAGAAGCAAATGCTCCTGCGACTAATCAAATTGAACCTCCAATTATGGTTTTTAAAGGTGAAAATCATATCAATAATCTTCCCTACTTTTTAATTAATATTCAAGAAATAGGAGAAAGACCTGCTAAGACTAATGATGTATTTCGGCCCCTTCCTCGAAAGGAATTTGCTGAATCGTACCCACCATCTGATTCACTTCTATTCTGGGCACAACATGGTGAACAAATAGTATTTAATCAAAAAGGAGCTTCCATTGATATGGAAGTTCAACTGAAATATATCCAAGTATCAGTGAAACCAGCATCGACTCCTGATTCCGTAGTTGGACCTGTTATTGCTACGATGTTTTTAATGTATAAAACTGGAGCTTTTTTAGCACAATTCATTGGAGAAAATCAATCTCGTTCATCTATTCTTAATGAACAGGCAGAATTAGCATTGGAAAGAATTATTGGAATTGGTAATAAAAGTAAACAACAGACTATGACGCGCCATCGACCATTTAGAGCTGGTTACAAAATGAGGAGTTATTAGTCATGGCGATTAATGCGTCTGTTAGAATTCATCTCCAGTTAAGTGGAGATATTACGGCAGATATGGTCTTTAATATGGATAATCCTACTGCTGCCGGGATTATCTTTACTCAAGTAGTTACAGGAGGAATTTTCAATCCAATTTTCAATCCACTTCCAATTCCTGGAGTAATTTTATCAGGATTAATGATTATCCCCCCAAGGGATAATATTTATTTTTATAATCTTGTTACAGATTACCCAGGTTCTCCTGAAATTCAGCAATCTTGGGTAGTTTTTCATCCCACTAAACCTTCAGTATTTTCAATTAGTAATATTCTATATCCAATTAAGATTAGTCATAATGGTGGAACGGGACATGACATTCCCTTCACCTTCATTTGGTTCTAGGATATGGCTCTACGAGATCACGAACCCTTTGTAATTGAAGAATTTAATGGTCTGTGGGATAGAGGTGATGATGAAACCTGTCCATCTAATCATTTAACTGTAGCAGATAATGTTCAATTCACTGAATCTGGAATTGAAACTCGTTATCCATTAACAAGATGGCAGGATGGATCTAGTCCAAATTTGCCATTAACAATGATTCAAAGAGTTTATAACTATGTGATGCAGACTGGTCAATCTCTCCTTGTAATGGTTCGGGGTGGCGCAATTTATCATTTGATTGGACCAAATACAGTTCATGGTCCAATTGCAACATTTCCGGCCGCAACTGATTTTGCATTCATTTCAATTGCAGGTAAAGCATACATCTCACCATTTAGTACGCGCACTGATGTAAATGGTCAGACTTATGAATTAGGTTTAGATAACGAAAAAGTGTGGGTTTACAACGGTAGTACCGCACCTGGTACACCCGCGCGTATTACTGGTGGCAAAAATCCAACTAACGGTGGATTAGTTCCATTCATTATCTTCAATGATGTGAATGATGGAACTATCACTAAGGGAATCCATTTCGTAATTATCGTACATCAGCCTAGTGGATACTATCATCCTGGTGCAGTTCAGATGGTGGATTCGCCGGGGAATCTTAAACTTCAGTTAACTGGAATTCAAATCGGTCCAGTTGGTACTACTCATAGAGATGTAGTAATAACTAAGGCTATTGACCCAAAAGATATTGTTGCGGGTCCATCTGGATGGTGGGTTGCGCATGTTATTCCAGATAATGTAACAACTAATCTAAAATTAGATATTGCAGATTCTGCATTAACTGTAGGTGCAGGATGGGTAGGTGCTGTAGTTTCGAATGAAATGAATTGTGTTACCTCGTCTCTACCGGGATTTTCAGAGACGGGATTCCATATGTTTGCTGTAGTCTATGAAACTGATACAGGTTATTTAACTCAACCCGGACCTGAATATTTCTGTGGTAATACATTAGTAAATGTTAGACAACAGGTTCAGATTTACAATCTTCCTACCACTAATGATCCTACTGTTAAGAAAAGGCATATTATTGCTACCAAAGCAATCACTGAATATAACGGCGATCAGAGGGGATATCAATACTTCTTTGTGCCGGGTGCTGTTATCAATAATGGTAATATCGACACTGGAATCTCGTTTTCAATGTATGATTCCGATCTAGTAGACGATGCTTCACATCTGTTAGATAATTATGAGTCAATTCCTGCTGGTGTGGCATTAAGTACATATCATAGCCGTATGGTAGTGGTAGGAATTAGTACAGTTCCTGAACCTCCTGTTAAAAATCTACCCGGTGAAATGCCTGTATTAACTCCCCATGCTGAATTATTACGACCTGATAATCGTTCGGTGGCTTTAATTTCAGCTCCCGGTGAACCTGAAGCAATTAGTAAAGTAGATGGGCTAATCATCACTCCACTTGATGGCTCTCCTTTAACTAATGCTCAAGAATTCAGGGATATTCTGTACTTATTTAAGAAAACACGCACTTACGCGTATTCAGACAATTTCGATGAACCTGCTACATGGGTTGAAGAGGTATTAGATCAGGGTATTGGTGCTCCAGTACATGGTATCGCAGCAGTCCTTGACTCTGGTGGTGTGAATACAGACTTTCTCCTCATTGTGGATTGGTCAGGTTTAGTATTATTTAATGGAACGTATTCTAGACCTGAATTGACCTTCAAAATTGAAGATTTTTGGAAAGTTATAGATCGAAATTGGTTTAGTAAAATACAGATAGCTAATGATTCAATTGGTAAGAAAATTTATATTACTTTACCACATCCATTTAAGCAATTTGTATTGCATGCAGACTATGGCAATGGAATAGATGCAAAGAATATCCGATGGGCTAAATGGATATTTGATTCTAAGGTTACGTCATTATGTTTAATTGAAACCAATAAACTAATTATTGGTATAGATGAGGCGTGGACATGACAGTATCAATGGTAAATTTATTCTGTGGATATCCCTGGATAGATATTATGGGGCATAGTCTACTCGGAGATCCTAAATTAAAACTAAGAAAAGGAGATGGAACTTATACATCATTTGTACTTCATTGGGTTAGTCCACATTGGATTAGAATTGCTACTTTTAATCCTCCGATAGTCAATGATTCATACACAATTGAATATGATGGAAGGGATTTATTTAATTCATATCTCCAATGTCCCCCTCCAATATATGATGGAATTTATTATATTGATTCGATGAGACAGCGTAGTTCTGATCTCTATAATAACGTAAATAAAAAAATTCCTGATCCCACAATCCGTACTGGATATCTTGGAGAATAATTGTGCCATTAGGATCAGCAGCTAGCGAAGGTAGTTCCGGTGAAAGTATTTCTCATTTCGCCGCAATCCGAATTAGAGTTGTGGGTGCCGGACAACTACAGATGTTCATATTCTCACTAGATGATGTTAAATATAAGAAATTAGTTTCATTTGTATTACAACAAAGAACTAGAATTATTCCTACTAGAATTGTAAATTTCAAAGAACAACGTGCATCCTTTGAAATTAAAACAACTGGAACTAATGAATACTTTAGAATCAATCGAATTATAGTGTTTTCCAAGGAATGTGACTCGTCGTATCCCGGTTCATAACGATGGCGTTTAAACCGGAGCCAAAACCTCCCCAATTTGCTGATTTAAAGGGGATGTTAGCACAGTCGAAATCGACTGATAATGCATTAAATCAGACTTTAACCATCTTAATTGATCGATTAGATCAAATTGGTGAAGCTCGTGCTGAAGTAATTCAGAAAATCAACAATAGTGTTAATACGATCACTAGTTACGTCACTTATTTAACTAATAATACAGCTACTTATCTCACTACTGCCCCCGAGGAAGTTGCACTCGCTAATTCGAGTCAATTACTTCCGGGTGCAAATATTACATTCGACATGTCTATACCCCATAGACTGAAAATCAATGCAACTGGGGGTGGAGGAACCGGCGGTGGAATGAATTTGGACTATTTGGGCAATTATGTCCAAGGTCCAGTCTATAATGATGGTGATATTGTAATTGGAGCTGATGGTGTAGCTTACATGTGTACGGTGGATGGTACTGTTACTCCACCAGAACCATGGCCCGGTGTAGGTGTTGGCGTTAATGTTGGATTAGACGCTACATATTGGATAGCACAGCCACATAGTAGTTTAGTGAACGCGCGCGTAATGAATGGGCGCGGAAATGGATACGTAAAGAGTATCGCAGGCGAACCAAATGTAGTCGCAACGATTCCATTGACAGACACTACAGGAATTCTACCTGATAACCGACTGACTAGCAATGTAGCACTGAAGAATATCAATAATAATTTTGTAACCCAGACTTTTTCAGCATGGTCTAGTTTTACCGGTGCTAATTCTGCTGTAGTATATAATGATACCAGTGCTCCTGTAGATGGTAAAGTATGGAGAACACTAAATTATTCCAATGGTAATTTTTATATCGAGGCAACGGCTGATGATCAATCAGCAGTTGTAGCGCAATTTGCATTTATACGTGCTGGTGCTGGATTACATGCAGGATACTTCGCAGGAGATGGATCTAATCTAACTAATCTAAATGCATCCAATCTTGCATTAGGATTAGCGAATCCCGCTAGATTAGGAAGTGGTACGGCAAATTCAAGTACATATCTACGTGGTGATTCGACATGGGCAACACTTCCTGCTGGTCTTGAGCCATTTCCTAGTGGAATGATTGTATTATCTGCTGGTGTTCCATGCGCGATTGGATGGACGCGCGTCACTGCATGGGATGGTAATTTTATTCGGTTAGGTCCGGGTGGTACTGGTGGTGCTGCATCACATAGTCATGGACCTGGTACTATGGCTGCATTAGGTGGTCATAATCATGGTGGTCAGACTGGTCCTGCTGATATCATAATTAACCCAAATACTACCCTAAGCGGAGATCACACGCATCCATTCAGTGGTTCAATTGCAGGTACTACTGGAGCCGCTGGTGGTCCAACATCAGGAACAGATGCCGGAGGTAGTTTTACATCTGCATATTCAAGTCATACTCACGATTTTTCTGCTGGTTATAGTGGAACTACTGGTGGTGGTGGAAATCATAGTCATGGTATCACTGTAACAGGTGGAGGAAGAAGTTCCATCGCTGCGGAAGCAGCTATACCTCTGAGTGGAGTAACTGATGCTCAGTCTAATCTTCCACCATATATTGATTTGTGGCTTTGCCAGAAGAACTAATCATGATTCTAAACTTTGAAGATGAGAAGGGTAAGAAACATTTTGAATTCTGCTTCGTAGGCTTTGTCCTTGGCGGAAGTATACAAGATAAGAAGGGTATGCAGGTACTTCGCACTGAAGTAGCATTATTCGAGAAATTAGAGGCTATCAGTGAGTTGAAACCCTGTGGTAAGAAGATGATTAATGGTGAACCTGAAAGACAGTTGAAAGAAGAAGGAAGTCGCCAGTTACATATTCATGTGACTGAGTTTGATATCCTATTCAATTACATCGCTCAGGTTCCGTGGCAGACTGGTACCCCATCACGACTTGCAGTAGATACGTTGGATTGGCTATTAGCATCGAGTAAATAATGGCTATACCTGATCCCGCTACAACTGAATGGGTTCCTATTTGGAGTCCCATGTCTACTGGACCTGTGGGGCCAACTGGTCCTACGGGACCACAGGGTCCAACAGGAAATACAGGTCCACAAGGTCCACAAGGTATAAAGGGTGATACAGGAAATACTGGTGCTACAGGACCAACGGGTCCAACTGGTGCTACAGGTGCAGATAGTACAGTACCGGGTCCAGTAGGTCCGCAAGGTATACAAGGTGTACAAGGACCAATAGGACCGACAGGTGCTACAGGTCCAAAAGGTGATACAGGTCCAGCAGGACCAACAGGTGGAATACACCATGTACAACATGAGCCGGGTGGTGCTGACCAAATTGTTGCTCTGCAATTAACTAGAGAATACGCTGCGAATACACATACTTTACAACTGAAAGCAAATCTTCCATTAATGTCATTCTGGGAGAATAGTGCGCCTACTGATGGTAAAATGTGGCGTATATATCCGAGTGGGGGATCACTATATATAGCTGCTACTAATGATGCTGATACTGTTAATTATTCTTCTATTAGCATGAATCGAAGTGGTGATGTATATACTACTAATGCAGTACATGTAGAAACTGGAAATAATCCTAGTCTATACTTGATGGATAGGGCTCAAGCCGTTAACTATCGAGTATTCCGTATCATGGCTCAGAGTCAACTACTTAGATTTTATAAGCAGGATGATATTGAATCTGGTCATCTTGTATTGATGGAACTTGATAGAGCTGGTAGTTTAACTGTTACTGGAAATCTAAATGCTTATGGAACTGCTGGAAATGTGGCACAAAAACATGTAACTAATACATTTGCAACTCATCAAAACATTAATGGTTACTTATATGTAAATACAGCTCCGGCAGCGGGTGATGCATCAATCTTCCTTATCAATGCTGGTCGGACCTACAGAATTCTAAATTTTCAAGATAGTCTTCAGACTTGGTGTGAAGGTACTCTCGTATTAACACTCGCTTCTAATGGTAATTTTACCCTAAATCAGGCAACTTCCGGCGTAGGTAGATTAATATTCGGTACTTCCGTTGCATTGAGAGCTGAGGGTGCTAATAATTTAGGTGTAGTATCTGCTGATAATACTGCATATGCCCAACTTCAGTGTGGTAATATTTATACGGCAAGTGCAGCTAATAATTTAGGTGATTTAACCGTCAGAGGTGGAACTAATTTTCAAGGTGGAGTAACTGTAACTGCTGGCGGTGCTACTATTACCGGAGTTTTTATAGTGTATGGCAGTGCTGATATATCTAGTAGTCTTGTACTAGGTGGTAATTTCCATAATCGTGCTGGTACTTTTATTTATCCCGGTCGTAATGATATTACTCCAGATGGAACTATTCAGGGTAATTGGTATTTAGGTAGTAATGGAGCATATGGTCTTTATACTAATACTGGGCTATTCATTGCAGGCGCACTTACATGTAATGGAGGAGTAAATGTAACTGGAATCACTTGTACTACTGTGTCTGCAAGTGGTGTTCTTACTGGTAGTGGATTTGGATGTAGATATGGTACACCAGGTCCGGCAGTAGGAAATCAATTCAATTTCCATTGGGACGGTAACGTCGGAGTATGGATTGATGCTTCCAACATGGGAGCAATGATGATATCTTCCGATGCACGTATCAAACGTAATTTCACTCCAGTAGGGGGATATTTAGATAAAATACTACGACTTAATCCAGGATTATTTTACTTCCGTAAAGTCACTGATAGAGAACCAAGTCCAGATTCTCACTTTGGACTATTAGCACAGGAAGTGCAATCAATCATTCCTGAATTAGTTCATAACACGGGAATGATTACAGAGCTTACGCCAGATGGATTACTTCGACTTGATTATATGGAAATGATTCCATTACTAGTCAAGGCAATTCAGGAATTAGCTAAAAAGGTAGGAATGTGATGTCAGAACAGCCACAAGGAATACAATTGTCACTTGAAGAGTTGTATCAGGTTATCGGAGAGAAGGAAGTCATTCGATTCAAACTGACAGAAGAAAATAAAAAACTCAATGAACAGATTACCATACTGACAGAGCAGCTTTCGAAGGAGAGAAAGAATGGCTGAACCTTCCACTAAACAGATGGCATTGACGTATGATACTGCTCCAGGTGGATTCATGGAGCGTGTTACTGCAATGCTGGCATTCGTATGCAGTACTATTCTGAGTGAACAGAGTGCTACACCATATCATGGGGCACGCGCACTCTATGCGCAACGAGTCGTAGGTAATCCCGCTGAAGCTGCGCGTCAGGCTGGTCCACAGATTGTAATGGGTGTGAACGTAGTCAGTACGACCACCTATAGTGAAGAGACGAAGAAATCTACTTGTACGATCACTGACATTGATCTTCAGAGTCAAATCGCAACTCTGTGGAATTCACTCGCGGGTATCGATACACCAGCATAGAGGTTATTATGGCTATTGCAGCACCAAAAAAGAAGACTACTACTCCTGCTGCAAAAGCAGCTCCAACCAGCGCATGGAGTTCACCCATCAGTCCTACTAATCCTATCTTCCAGCAATCAGGGAATGATGAAAGGGGACGTGTTCAGAATCGTATCGTGGATGAGCAATCACGATATAGAGGACAAATGGACCCCTATATAAATACATTAGGACAAGGATGGGGTGATGCATTAGAGCAGGGTCAAGCCGATTATGGCAACATAATGGGTGGACTTCGAGGATTGGCTGCTGGTGGTGGTAATATTTCCGCCGGGCGTGTAGGATACTCAGATCCATTCGGTCAATCTTACGGTAAATTTACTGGTATGGCTGATACTGGAGGATATGATCTTCCTAATAATGCAGCATATCAGGGATACGGAGATTTAAGTAGGACGGGTGGATATGATTTTCCCAATAATGAGGCATATCAGGGGTACTCGGAATTTGGTAAAACCGGTGGATACTCACCCAACGATATCGCTGATTTGCGTGCTCGTGGCGTTGCTCCTATTAGAGCGGCTTACGCGAACGCCCAAAGAGATGTAAGTAGGCAACGCGCACTACAGGGTGGATACTCACCTAATGCGACTGCTGTACTCGCTAAAATGGCTAGAGAACAGGGTCAAAGTGGTTCAGACGCACTACAGAATGTCAATGCTGGAATTATCGCTGGAAGAAATCAGGGTAGACTGAGCGGAATGGCTGGCATGGCAGGTATGGATCAAAGTCAGATTGCCAATCGAGCTACTGGTATGGCAGGAATGGCTGGAATGGATCAGAGTCAAGCTGCTAATCGAATCGCTGGTATGCAGGGAATGTCAAATATTGATACTCAGAGATTGAGTGCAGATCTTGATGCGAGCAAGTCCAACGCTGATTTGGGATTACGTGCTCAACAGTATAATCAGGGTAATGCGCTCGACGCATACAAGACAATGGGATCACTCTATGGAACCACTCCCGGAATGGCAAATATGTTTGGTGATCAGCTTGGTAATGCTATTCAAAATAGTGGTCAGCAGGGTACAAGCTACATTAACGCGGAAGGAAATGCGCAACAACTTCCTGGTAAATACGAGAACACTAAACAATACGTAACTGATGCTGCTACACTCGCGAATCCATTCCTTGAATATCTTAAGAAAAGACCAGCTAGTCCCACCGGAACTGGATATGGTGGTGGAATGACTAGTAATGGTGGTTATACACAGGGCGCACCAGCCGGTAGCATCGATTGGTCAAAGTATAATTTTGGGACACGATAATGCCTCCATTTCCATCATTCTCAGCATTCGATCCCAAGAAGATTCGTACACAAGCCTTACTCGACAATTATGGCTTGACTGATCAGGGATTTGATCCCTCTCAGGGCATGATTGGTGGTGCTAGAGATCCATTTAGTGGGCCAAATTTATTTCCACCTGATAGTCCTGGTATTCAGCCTCCTAATGGCGTCAATCCATCTCCTAGTTATCAGGATATGGTGAATCAAATGGGCACATTTGAGACGCCTATGCAAGATAAATATCAGGGATTACTGAGTGCGCGTCCCGAGCGTGAAAAACCCGGACTTATGCGCACTCTAGTCGCTGCTGGCATGGGATTAGGCTCAAAAGATCCATTCAAAACTGAAGAAGAGGTGATGTATGCACCTTACAATCGTGAGATGGCCGATTGGACCTCACAGGTTGAACCTGCATACAAATCTGCCCAACTAGAAAACACTGCTAACGCTAACGAACGCGCAATGAGAGGAACTATCCTCACTAATAAGACTAATATGGACCGCTATGAGGCCATGAATGATCAAACCACTCGTCGGTATGATCTACAGCAACAGAAACAGGAAGCTGCTGCCGCGGTCGATAAAGTGAGAGCTGACGCATATGATTTCAAGATGCGTCATCCTGATTGGAAATTTGATTTTAGCGGTCCACAGGTTATTGCAGCCAGTCCTGATGGAACTCAAGCAGTAAAATTAGGTCCGACGGGTCATATGTCGGATGCAGATAAAATCAATCTAAATCAAAAGAATGAATTAGCACGTATTGAAGCTCGTGGCAGAGAAGCTCAGGAAACTAAAGCAACACCATCAGGAACTCCATCTGGAGCATCAGGGAATCCCGTAGTTCAGCGAAACATGAGATTCCAACATGTATACGATAATTATGGACCTGAAATTACTAAATACTTAAAACCTCCTCAAACCACTAATGGAACCTGGCAATTCACAGAAGAACCTACAGGTGGAATGCTCACTGGTTCTAAGGATTTAGCTCAACAGAAGGCAAATTATGCAAAAGCTAAACAACTGGTGAATGCAGGTATTGGAATTAGTCCAACTGGTGTATCTGCTGATAGTACGACTAAGAAACCACCAATCGGAGGTTCCAATACTCCACCCCCTGCTTCTAAACCAGAACCAATTCCACCTCCTTCTTCTGCTCGGACCTTATCTCCAGATGAATTCGTAGGTCCAGAGTTTATTGCAAGTGAAGAAGAGAGAACTAGAGCTAATCTAAGATCTAAAGTGGTTACTGCCAAAGCTAATGAAGAGGAAGAATTAAATAGGGTTATTAATGATCCTAAGTCTCCAAATCAGATTAGAATTGCAGCAAAGAGGAGACTTGAAAGTCTTCGATATGATAAATCCCAAAATCCAAGTAATGTAATAGAAGATGCTAGTAAATCTCAACCTAATGAACGACGTAAATCTACTGATGGTGGTAAAACCTGGCAATATTCCCATGATGGTGGAAAGACGTGGGGTAATGAATAATGCCTCAAAAGATTACTGATTGGGAACGAATTCCATCTTCAAAAATTACTGATTGGGAAAGTGTATCTAATCAAACTGACACTGATCCCGACTCTAACATCCTCAGAGAAGCATCATGGCCTGAGTGGGGTATTGGTCAGGCATTATCCATTCTTCCACCTATTGGAGCTGCTGTTTTAGCCTCTGAAACAGGTCCATTAGGTATGTGGGCTGCTGGTACTGCTGCTGGTGGTGCTGGTGAATGGGCTAAGGAAGAATTCGAGAAATGGCGTGGAATCAGGCGAGAGATTAACCCTGCTCAGATCGGTGTTCAGGGAGTCCTCAGTGGTATTCCATTAGGTGGAAAAGCTCCCGGTGTAGGAGCTACTGCTGAAGAGGTAATGAAACATGCATGGCAGGCGCCATTTAAGGGTGCAGCCAAAGGATTCATAATCGGTGCAGGTGGTCACATCCCATCATCTCTAGCAGAAGGTGAGACTCCCACTATGGGTGGGATGATGCAGAGTGGTGTGGGTAGTGCATTATTCGGTGCGGGAGGCGCGGCTGCATTCGATACAGTTCCATCAATTCGGAGAGCTAATCGACTTCGCGCTATTGCTGATGTTCCACCACCGAGTCCAATGTCTGAGGAGTTTAATCAGCGTATTCCATTAGATCCAGTTAGACCCGGAACTCCAGAGGAACCGATTTTACCATTCTATCCCGAGCAACCACCATCTCCACCACCTACTATTCCACCGGGTCAGGCACCCCCTCCCGGTCCTATGAGTAATACCTCGCCTCGTGTAATTTCACTTCAGAATCCTACTCCCCCTCTAGTGAATCAAATGAGGATGAGAGGATATGAAGTGTGGGAAGGTCATACTAACGCGAATGGTGATATGCAGATGATCCGTAGAGATCAACTCTCACCAGATGCTAGAGTACAGCCACTTCCACAGGAAGAGGAATTCAGCCTCACAGGTCAGTCGATGGATGATCTGTCGAGGGAGTCTGACATTCGTTCTGCTAGTATGGCACGCGCGCGTGAAATCGCTCAGGAGCAAGGAATTAGTATTGAGGAAGCACACGCACGCGCAATCGATGAGTACAAACGAAACGCATTCATCGAACAAGTTACTCCTGAACTCGGTCCAGTCGCTCGTCCAATTCCTCCACCTATCACTCCTGAAGCACCACCCACTATCGAACCCACAGTGAATCCGGGTGCAACAGAACTCGTACAACGTGTATCTAAACGAGTTCAGGAAATCATGGCTGCGAAGGGTGTAGATGCAGCTACAGCTAGACAGATGGCTGCTACAGAATATGCTCAATCTATCATTAAAAGTCAACCTACTACACAATCACCTGTAAATCTAGATTTTCCAACTAATGAAAATGGAATACATGAACAGCAGCAACCATCAGCAGCTAATAATGCGATGTTGAAGGCTGCTGGATTTGAGCCGATGGGTCAGTTGAGTGTAGGTGGTAAACCACTATGGCGTCAGACTGGAGTAGTTAAACCTAAAGCACCTCCAGCACCAAATCAAATTCCTGCGATGGGAGACACTGTACCCTACCATCCAGATGATAATGTTATTATTGAGGAATCAAAGGTAAATAAGATTTTCCTCAAGAATATGGAAGCAGATGGGATGTATCCTATCGGAAATGATGGAAAGGGTAACATCGTATTTGAGCGTAGAGATCCCGAAATCGATCTTCCCGATGAATCTCGTCGTGAATTTAACGATCTTGAACGATCACAAAATACATCAATTACAAATCCAACTGCACGAGGACTACCTAAAATAAGAACTGAAACAGATATTAAAGGACATACACGAGTTTGGATCAATGATCAAGAGTATACAGGTAATTTTGGACCCGGTGGACCCTCTGATCAGGATATAATAAGATTACATAGTCAGGTAAGAAATCCTGAATCCTGGATAAGACTAGAACAACTTAAAGCGGAACAAGCAGGAACTACATTAGACAGTATTACCGCAGTTCCACCTAGAGGGAGAGGAATTGAAGAAGGTAGTGGTGTTAAAAATATAGATGACATTCCACAAGAATCCCGAAAATCAGGTCAATTTGCCGACGCAACTGATATGGAATTGTATGAACTTAGAACACGACTAGCTGAAGATTATGACATGTGGAATACCGCCGCGATGAGTGACAAGTCCGGTATTATCAGTAAACATGCAAATACTGTTAGGAAGAAACTAGATGCTGTAACAAAGGAATTGAGTGCGCGTCGAGGAGATATCTCCGCATCAATAATAGATGAAAATGAACATCCTATTGTTCAGAAATTCCGTGCAGGTCTAAAAACAGTTAATGATATAAATAAGGCATACTTTATCCTACCAGATGGAGCTATGATAGGTGATATCAATGGTAGCACCTCAAAAATACATGCCCAACTTGCTAGGGAAGTAGGAGTTGATTTACCCGATGCGATAGCAGCAGGTATTGTACGCTATCGACATGGTGGAGCTGAAATCTATACACCTATTACATCCAGTCAGGCTAAATCTCTTACTGATGCATTTTTACACCATGATACTCTGTATTTAGATGTATTTAACCATGCTAATGGTAAGGGTGAATTTTCCACTAAATCATTCCATGCGCGATCTTCAGCGGAAGGAATTCAAAATTGGGTCAACGCGCACTTCGATGAGAACTCAGTAAGAACTGCCATCGAAACGAAGAGAAGAGTCGCTAAGATTCAGAAGCAATACGACTCCATCGCACCACTACAGGGTAACGTCCATTACTTGGATGAGGGGAATAGATTAACTCCTGAGGAATTGAGTGTAATTCAATCTAACCCTGTCATGACAAGGGGAATCGCTGCAATAGAGCGATTGAATCAGGCGATACTTAATATTGCAGATGGACTTGGATGGAAACCAGTATCCCCCGTTGCAATATGGAAACTACCATCCCAAAGACTGAAGAAATTCGGACTATTGTTCATGGGACCGGATGCGCGTGGTGTTACCTTTGGTATCCATATACCCCATCCTGTTGATGTGAATGAATCAGCCATCATGATTAATCTGATGGAACATCTAAATGATGCAGCTAATACCACTAATCCAACTGGAATGTTGGTAGGCAATTTATTAGATACACTAGGACATGAACAGGCACATATTCCTGGTGGTGGTCATGGAGATGATTTCTCACTTCGTGACTCCCAATTAACTGGAAGAATAACTAAGGATAAACGACTTATCCCACTAATAAATGCAGTAGAGGAGGCATTTGGCGATGGCAGAGGAAATCTTAGTCCAGAACTATCAGAAGCTCTACGAGTCTATAATGAATCAAGAGGGCGCAGAGGAGGCGAAGCGCAGACTTTACTTCAAACTGGAATTGCTCAGCAACGACCACCAAATCAAGCAGCAGGACAGACAGCGAGCGATGGAAGCACTCCGACAGGTAAAGGAAAACCTCGGTCTATAGGTAGAGAAATTCTAAACTTTCCACGCGCGGCTACTACACCACTCGATCTCTCAGCCGCAATGAGGCAGGGACTACCACTCATCGGAACTAAGGCGTGGTGGAGCGCATGGAAACAACAGGTTGCTGCTCTTAAGTCTGAAGGAGCATATCAAAAGACACTAGCGGACATCAGAAAACGTCCATTATTCCAACAGCGGAGAGACATGAATCCTGACTCTCCAACATTTGGTAAAAAGGTTAAATCCTACGCAGATCAGGCTGGAATGAAAGTGTCTGATGTGGCTGATATCTCAACTAGAGAGGAATCGGTTGCATCTACATGGATTGAAACTGGTGAGATGTTTGGAAAGGGTACTGCATTACAGAAGGGTTATAAAGCTATTCTGGGAGATCCAATTCGTGCTACTAACCGTGCATACACGGCATTCCTAAATCAACTCAGAGCAGATACTTTCGAATCTCTGATTAATGATGCAGTAAGAGACTTTAAATCAGGAGTTAAGGGTGCGAAAGATCCCATGACTGATTTGAAGTTCGCAAAAGAAATTGCAGATTATGTGAATACTGCGACTGGTAAGGGACCGATGCGACTCGCACGGCCTACCATCGAAGGTGGTAAGCTCGGATTGAAAGAATCGAATTTAGAACAAAACGCACAACTACTGACTGATACACTATTCGCTCCCAGACTCTTCTTTTCACGCGCACGTATGTTGAATCCGATGACATACATGATGGCTACTCCATTCGTGAGGAAACAGTATCTTAAGTCCGCACTATCAGTAGCGGGCGCGTGGGGTACTATCAGTACATTAGGCTACATGGCAGGAAAGTCTGGAATTGCAGATGTAGATGTGAGTCTAGATCCGAATAGTGCAGATTTCGGTAAGATGCGTATCGGAAATACGCGTCTAGATCCCGCGGGTGGATTTCAACAGTATCTCGTAGCGCTGTCGCGCCTGATTAGTGGAAGAACCACATCATCTAAAACTGGTAGAGATGCGGAGTTGGGTGCAGGATATCAGGCAGATACAAGGAAGGATATTGCTGAACGATTCATGGTGAATAAGCTAAATCCCGTAGTAAAATTCGCATGGGATTTAATTGACGCATCACAGTATCAGCCCTTCCACGTAGCAGACAGGACTGCACAACTGTTCGTTCCACTGATTATTCAGGATGTGATTGAGCTATCGAAAGAAGATCCATCCCTACTGCCACTGATCGCACCAATAGCACTAGGGATGGGTAGTCAGACATACGACAAGGGTGAATCTGCTGGTAAGATCATTCCACCAGAAAACGACTGGATTCTGAAGGGTGGAGATGTGCGTGAAATGTCAGAAGAGGATATACTCCCTGATTGGGCGCAAGAGATTCAATAACCACTCACATCACGAATCACATCACCCGCGCGTGGACCCTTTGGAGAGGGGACAGACTCGAATACCACCCTTACAGTCTGTCCTCTTTCCGTATCCATCACAAAACTATCGAAATCCGCCTTATCGGGTACATCCTGACGATGGAAGAAATACTCTACTCCATCATCACCCTTGATGAATCCGAATCCCTTATCCGGCAATACACGAAGAATTTTTCCGTTCATCTCGGCTCCTCTTTAAAGTCAGCAGGTCGTGGTAGTTTGCAGCGCCAATCTGCACAAAATAAATTCCGTCCAAAATTAGTTCCCCTACACGCGGGACACTTCCACGGCTTCACATCCAGGAATTTAATGATGCGATCATCATTCCCTGTACGGATGGGAGCAGTAGGAATATAAACCTCTGGTTCCTCCCACTGTGGAATTGGAATTCTCATCTCAATTTCCCTGCATACAGTCGTTTCATCTCACCCACCATGTTCTCTGGCATGATGTAGATGATTTGATTTCCAATACTCTCAGTCTTCACCATTCCTGCCTGATCGAATGACTGCATAATGTCATCCAACTCTCCGGCTTCCTTGTAGTGTGCCCACATTCGTTTGAGTAGCATTGCTCGACTCATTTGATGTGAGTCACGCGCGAGTAACTCCGCTAATATCAGTCCCTTCAACGACTTAGCTTCAGAGAGTCCTTTCTTTCCATGAGTCATTTCCCTCACATTACCTACAAGTTTCTCACAGTAGGCAATTGCTAGAGTCATTGACTCTTCATCGATGTAAAGCTCCGGAGATCGAGCCAGAGATAGAAGCATCGCAACTTTAAGAACCGAATCACCGAATCTATTGAGCGTCCCTGTCTCATCTTTAATCTCCTGCTGTGCAACAGTCTCGATAAACTGCTCATACCACTCCTGATAGATCAGTCCTGCGGGAGTGAAGTAGTTAGTTTCTCCGGTCACATTCTCCACATGCGCGATTCGATAATTATCATCCTTATCTCGACTCGCTAGTGGAGTGAAACCACCATTCAGTTTACTCAACTCTTTCAGGTAATCCCCCAGAGCAGCGTAGTTCGGAGGATTGATTAATGGAACCAGGAGTGAGTTGGCTCGGTGCCTTTTATTTTCACTAATAATAAAAGTACGAGCAAAGTACCCGCCATGAATATCCTTTTTACCAAAGAAATCATTGGAGTGCGCCTCATTCGTTGCCGTCAGCATCGTGATGGTGGGATCTTTGAGGTTGAAGGATTCCATCTTCAGTAGTGAGCGCCACTCTCCAATATTGTATTGTCGGTCATACAGGTCAGTGAGAATGTCGGTCGCTACTTTGTCCTCTACTATTGAGGAAGTTAATTCTGACGAACAGATGAATGCAGTAGCCTTACCATTCACCTTACCCCCCGGTTGTGTCTGTGCTGTTCCTAGGTCTTTGAGGATACCTTGTATACTACTTCTGCCCGAAATGATGCGCGTCCCACCCACGGCTTTCACTAGTTGTTTCGCCATCGATATCGGTGGACCCTTTTTCAGGCCACTTTCGGCGTGAAACATCACGTAAATGTTTGGGTAGAGATTGTAGATTTGGCGGTGTATCCATACGTTGTCCTTTACCACGGCAGAGATCGCCGCTAAGCCTCCCCATAGCCAAAAGTTAGTAGGAGACTCTAATTCACTATGCTGGCTCAATAATGTGTCGAGCCACGTCATTACAATTTTCCATTTACTCTAGCCTTAGTACAAATCTTGCACATTCTTCCATTATCTCTAGAATTGAGATAAGTATTTTCAGGGGTAAATTCATGTCCGTTCTTGCAGTGAGTCCTTACCCTAGTCTTATCTGTCATATTTTCTGTATGCATTGCAATATACAGATGTGCAGGATTCCAGCAATTCTTATTTGGACATTCTGGTTTATGTGAAATTTCAAAAGTTTCATCATCTATAACATATCCCAGATACAATACTGCAGATACCCTATGTACCCTGTAACCAAATCCATTATTCTCAATTCTACCATATCCATTTTTAATAGTTCCATTATATAGCCAACATCCTGTTAATGGATCGATAGTAGTCTTTTCTTTCATTTTCCTTTCGAGTTTAGTAGTGTCCATAAATTACTCCTCCACTAAAAACTGCTCAGTAACCGATTTAGGCATCTTAAATTCGTGCTGTACTACCTCTTCAGTCTCTATTTCTTCTTCAATTATTTCAGGAAACTTGTATTTCTTCAAGTCCTTATAATTTTCCCCAATTTCAACATCGCAGGGAATCTTCAGGAATCTGCGAGGGAGGGAACATGCCTTGAAATTAATGGGACGTTCCATCTCCAACTTTGCTAGTGTGATGAAGTCGTCTAGATATTCATGTCTAACACTGAAGAGAAGCGCGTCATGTGCCTCAAGAATGATCTTCGCTTCTTTAAATTGTCTCTTAATTCTAATGCCAGCGGCTTTGGTATTATCAGTAACGGCCCGCTGGGGTAGGTAGGCCAATGCCTCTCTGAATAGGTCATCACCCCATCGTTCGTAAAATATACGCACACCACCTCGTTCTGCATCGATCCCCCAAGGTAATGGGGCCGTCAAACGACGGCTTTGTTTCAATTGTTCGATTATTTGCGCATGGAAAATCTGTTGTATCTTTGGTTGTTTCGTATGGAATATTTTGAGTGCTCTCGCCGCAATGCTCTCATCAATAGTGATAGGAATCTTATACTTCCGTGCCTGCGTGTTGAGTTCGACAGATGCTCTCTTCGCACCAGCTCCAAGATGTCCCGCATGGCGAAGAGTCTTCCCGGCGAATCTAATCGGTGACTCGTATCCCAGAACCTTTTTGGAGTAATCGCTCTCAGAGCCACCGAAGAACCAACTCGCAGTAAGTGCGTGATAGTCATGTTCGTCAATGTCCTTTAATGCTTGTTCATCAGTTGCGAGGTTAAATACTACACGCGCCTCAGCTTGAGAACTATCTAGTTGGACGAATACTTCGCCCTCATCAGGGATATACATTCCACGCACATCAGCCCCAATATCACCGTGCTTAGTCATGACTTGGAATGCTGTGCCCATCACCTTCATGTCAGCTTTCTTACCTTTACCCACTAAGTCCACCATAGGTCTGATGGGTGGTTCCTGCTGTCCGGTCGAGGTACGACCGGTTTCGAGACACATGTAACAGGTGGTGCGCATCTTCTTATCGTAGTCTGGTATTGCGAAGAGATAGGTCGATATAGTCTTTCTGACCCTTCTCCTCTCCAGACATTTCTCTATCCACTCTCGTTGATTCGACCTATTCACCCCATGTTTGAGGTTCAGGAGACTCGTTAGTTCCTCCTCTCCAGTGCCGTGCCTGTATGGGAGTTTCCACTCATCGAATAGAAGTGCGTGTACCTGAACGGGAGAGCTGACATTAATGTCCACTCCTGCGAGTAGGAACATCTCATAGCCGAGTCGCTCATCCCACATCACGTATTTCTCTATCAGCTCACTTCTCTTACTCTCGTCGATACGAAACCCATTGTTCTCTATTTCGAGATAGAAATCAGGGAGCTTCATCAGGAAATTTTCATAGAACTTGCGGACTCCTAATTCATCAATGTCCGCATCCATCGCCTCATCTATTTCGAGCGTAACACAACTATCTCTAGCACATCCGAGCAGTAGATCTCTAATGTCCCCTTCATACATGCCTTCATCTTTATAGAAGGGTTCTCTCGTGTAGAGACTTGTACTGAATGCAAGCCCTTTTGGGAGTTCAGGGTTAATTGCGAACGCTTTGAGCATAGTATCTGAGTGTATACTTCGGATGGTGAATCCAAGTCTACGCAACTTGTCCCGGTCATAATTAAAGTTTTGCCCAACAATGTCCTTCTCCATCAATACCTTGGCAATCATCTGCCAAAGTGTTACCATATCTGAATCTGGAATGTTCGACAGTTTCCCATCATTCCATAGGGGGACTGTCATACCGTGATTCTTATTGAAAGACAGACCAATGCATATCGGAAGACAGTGACCACCGGCTTCGATATCTACGGAGAGTTTAGTTTTGTGCTTGTAGAGTTGAAGGAACTCATGTAACTCTCCAGAGTTATTGCAGATTTGAAGTACGCGATTGGGTAAATCCAACAAGGGTGAAACCCTCTCATCCCATGCGCGCTTCATATCGAAGATGACTACTTGTCGGTTCCAATAACCTTTGACTTCACCACCCTTAGTACCAGGTAGAAAGTGCGCGGGATTATAGGTAGCGACAAATTTGTAACCCATTCCTCTTTGGAGTGAACCACGGTGCTTAGAAATTTTATCTTTCCCTGAAATGGCCCACATAGCATTCCCACCGAGAGCAAGTATGCAGTTAGGTTTGATATCATTTAACTCTGTCCTGAGTTCTTCTAACTGCTGATCGATATCAATTCCAGCGTTCTTAGCTCTGACGTGGAAGGGTAGTTTCTTCCGCTCAAGATTTGGGGGCACACTGAATTTACTGGCAGTAGTAAGCCAGCATTCTGATCGTGGTACACCCGCATCTCTCAGGAGTCTATCGAGTTCACGACCAGCCGCGCCTGTAAATGGCTTACCGGCGATCGTATCCTCTCGGGTTGGAGCATCCCCTAGTATGACGAAATTGGCTCCAGATGGTCCGTAGCCCGGACAGTATTTGTTTTCACTCATTTTTGTAGGTCCATCCATCTAATTCGATAGACAATATAATAGTGTCCCTCAATTGATTCCCCACTTTCTATCACCTTAATTTTCGGGGGCATTTCTTTCAGTTTTTGAATTAACTTCTTGATGGTCATCTTTCAGTTCCAAGTGGAAAGTTCTTGAACAGACAGTACAGAACCACATCCAGTTGCTACCGATAATGTGTTCAATCAGCGTCTTGTCCGAGTTCGTGCAGTACGGGCACTTCAGTTGCATTGACAGGCTCTTTCTTATCAATAACGCGCACATGAATGGCTCTATAGCCCTTCCCCGGAATCTGGATAGGAGTGAATTCGACGATCATTCCAGTCTTTAACTCTAAGAATGGAATGGTGTCCTGTTTGAGCGCAGTCCAGTGAAAGAAGATGCGTGTGAACTGAATCTCCTTCGAGGAGATAAAGCCCCATCCTTCCTTCGACACTTTAATTAACCGTCCAACGGCTTTAATCTCAGTCATTTTCCTCTTTCAAAAAGAAGGCGGGGGTGCGTCTAGTTCCCTGCTCTTGTATGCAGCGATAAGACACACCCCCTGGTCATCAGGCGCACATTGCAAGCATCAACTCGTACTCAGACTCCCTGTTATATGATGTGTGCTATAAGAGTCTCGTAGCTTCTGAACATCTTGGTA